GGCAGCCAGTCGGGCCGGAACCGCAGGCGCACGCCCGTCTCCCGGTCGTGCCAATACCCGGACAGCTCCGGTGTCCCGTCGGCTAGTAGCGGCCCGGCGAGCGGGTGCTCGTGCACCCTGGCTGCCATCGCTTTGGCCTTGGCCACCTCGGCGATGTGCATCGGGATCTGACCGGCCTTGCGCGCTTCCTCGGCCGCTGCCTGCCACATCGCGGTGGCGGTGGGCGACTTGGCGGGGGAGCCATCCTTGTTCAGCCCGTGAACGGCCGGATCTAGCTCGCAGATATCGGCGCCTTCGCCCAGCACGAACTTGTGGGCAACGTGCCCGAAGTCGTATTGCGGCTTGGGTTCTGGCGGTTGCCCCTGCTGGTAGTGGAAGATCTCGGGCGAGGACGGCGCCAGCAGTGCGCGGGCACCCGACGACGACAAGCTGGTGCGGTCAGCGTGGTAGACCTCATCAGGAATACCGCTGTATAGTCCGTCAGCGGTGGGGATTTCGGCGGTAGTTGTCATGCGGCAATCGCCTCTCGTAGCTCGTGAATCCGCTTGATGGTGTTCCGCAACCCGGCACCGTTGAGCGGGGTTATCAACGCAATGGAGAACGGGTATCCCGAAGCGGGGCAAGGCCTGGTCACGGTGTCGAAATGCCCCGTGATATTGCCTCCGCTGGAGCGCTTTACTCGGGCCCAGCACACGGGGCAGTAGTACCGATTCACTCGCCAGGCTCCAGATCCTCGACAACCGGATGGATGACCCGCGACGGGTCGAGGGTGAGCGCGAGTGTCGCTGTAATAGGGGAGAATTCGGCGTCGTCGATGGTGATCGCTACCTTGACGGCGATCTGGTCACGGGCCAGTTTCGCCGGTCGGTTCGCGCGCTGGCCAACGATGCGCAGGCCATCAACCGGCCTGAGTCCGTCCTCGCCAGCGAGTCCGTACCTGTATCTGGACGCTTCGAGAATCAGGAACCCGGTCGCGGTATGTGTTGTGCCCTCGGTCATTACGCATCCTCCTTGAGCACGGCGCTGGCTTTGTCCCGGCTGTCGCGATCGGTGAAGAACTCGACGAGCACGACCTCGGCGGTAGCGTCGGCGGTCCAGGCGCATCGCGGGTCTGTACCCGACTCCTTGACGGACTCGCGCCACGCCTTCTGATTGGCGACCAGGACGGCGATACCGCGATTGCCCAATCTCTCGAACAGGTCAGCGATTTGCAGGTCCAAGACGTTGTTGGCGACGTTGGGGGAGCACTTCTGCTCGGCCTTGTCGAACGCGGCCATGAGCTCGTCGAACGTCGGGTTGGGGTCAAAGGTGATGGTCATGCCGCACGCCCCTGGCTCTGCTGCGGCGCGGAAGTATAGGTGTCGGCGTATGACTTGAGTAGTGGCGCATGGCGTTTGCACCACACCTTCACTGAGCCCACGATGATTTGGGCCGACTGATCGAGGCTGTACCCGCGCGCCGACAGTGCCCGATATGAGTACCGGATGCCGTCGAAATTGGGCTGCGCGTCCAGCTCGTTGCACACACGCCAGCCGCTCGTCGTCACGAAGTCATCGGTTACCGGGTCGGCGTGCGAGTCCGGTGATGCCAGCAGCAACGCGGCGAGCACCGCGATAGCAGCCAGCACGACGGTGATCTTGTCGTAGCTGCTCATCGGACACCCGCCTCGGCGAGTTCGATAGCGCGCTCGAATGCGGCCTCTACCTCGGGGAAGGTGCGGGCCGGTTCATCATTCCAGTGGATTACATGGCCCTCGTTTCCGCGTGGGGATCCGATCGCCTCGGCCAATAGTGCGAATGCCGCCGGTAGGCCGTCGCGACCATCGCCTGGATCGAGCGCGCCCGCCGCAACGTAGATTGCTCCGGCCGCGCACTTGCATGAGTTATGGCCGCCATAACCGCTTTGCTTCCAACCGTTCCCGGTGGCGGGGTCCAGTGGTCGGCGCAACTCGGCTAGTGCGCCGCGTAATAGGTCGGCAACCGACGGGATCGTTGGGGCGCTCATCGGACACCGCCGACGCGCTGAGCAGGGACATAGATACGGTGTGACATGCCGGCCTCCTAGTAGGCTGGTCGCAGTGGCCCCGGCGGCGGGTGAACTTTGGCGAGCGAGCCCGCCGTCGGGGTTTTTCCTATTCAGTTGTCAGACATGACGATTCAGCGCTTCTTGCGCCACCATCGGCGACGTGGCGGGTTCTCCCCTGTGCTGCGCGGCTGCCATGCACCAAGCCCGTCAGCGACAGAGGCGGCACTGACGGTGGTAGTGAAGTCCACAAGCGGCTTCTGCTGACGCTCGAAGAGTGCGTCGATGGCCTGCGCGTTCAGATCGCCAACGATGGCGGCGCTGATTGCGCCACCGATGGAATTCGGCTTTGACTCACGCGCCGCCTTGGCAGCCCGCTCAGCCTCGGCGACCGCCTGGTCAGCGACCTTGCGCAGCCGCAGCGCCTCGTCTTTGCGTTCGTCGTAGGCGCGGATCTCGGAGCGGATGATCCGCACCAGCTCTTGGCCGATCGACCGTTCGTTCGCCGTGCTCATCGCGCACCGCCTTCTGTGGTGCCCGACGGCCGCGTCCCGGATTCCACGGCGCGTCGGGCCCACGCCTTACGCTGCAACCACCGAGACGCGGCAAGGATCGCGCCGGTTACATGACGGGTGACAGCCCGTGCAACGTAAGGAGCTTGGCGATGAGTGAATCGCCCGATGGATTGCCCGAATTGCCCGACGAGTTCAAGGCGCTGCTGAACCAAGTTCCGCCAACGATGCAGGGCACGATCCACGTCCTGACGGGGCTGGGCGCTAGCGTCGCGGCATCCAAAGGCAAGGTCCCCGAGTTCTTTGAGATATTGCGCCCGCTCCTCATGGGTCTGGTTGCGGGAATAGTCATGATCGAAAACGAGACAGAACGCCTTCAGGAACGCCCGGGCTTCCCTTGGGAAAGGTTCGCCGCGCTTCTCAGCGAGTTCGGGCGGAACTGACCCGGCGCTCACGACGCCACCGCCTTGGAGGGGCAGTACTGTCCGGGAATGACGTGGCTTGATTGGCTGGGCGTGATCCCAACAGCGGCAATCGTGTCCGCCCTCATTACGTTGCTCCTACGGTGGTTTGACAGGCCCCGTGCCGTCTTGCGTCTGGAGGCGCGTTTGACGCCGAATCGGGGAGAATCCAGTGGCGTGGGGGACGGACCCACGCAGGTGGCGCGGGTGGCGCTGATCAACGCCGGAGACGGCGACGCCTTCGACGTGAAGGTATTCGGCTCGAAATGCGATCCAGCGATCGAGCTTGAGCCCAGCAATTGGGGGTATGCGATCTCCGTCGTGAAGGCCGGAGAATCAGTCATCGTGGGAGTTGGCGCCAACGTCGATCCGGCTAAGACTCGGGGCGCGGCGTTGATCGTCACCTGGTCGCCTCACCCTGGCCGGTGGCGTCGGAAACGATTGCGAGTGGAAGTCGCCGAACTCGGCCTCGCCGAGCTGCTACCTCCAGGGCTGTTGCCTGTATGTGAGATACCAGCGCGCATACGGCGGACCCAAGCGCTAGAAGCGCGATCACCGCGAGCACAGCTATACCTGCAAACCCCTGGAGTCGTTCATCCGTTGTCGACACTTGAACCGCCAGCGCCAACCCCGACACAAAGATGATCACCAGCGCCGGACCCGTCACGAGGCCACCGCCTTGGAGGCCGGGGCGGGGGTGGGGGTGCTCGTTAGCAGTTCCTCCACCTTGGCGCGATTGAACCGCCTGTGATTAGTGGGGGTTCGACAGGACTGAATCCGCCCCGCCTTCTCCCAGCGCCTCAATGTGTCCGTCGAGATGCCAAGGAGTTCGGCAGCCTCCCCGACCGAGAGGTAAGCATGCTTATGCATGCAGTGAACTTAAGCAGGCTTATGCAACGAATGTCAAGCATGTAATTTAAGCCTGCTGAATTTGACCTGGTATTGCATAGGTTTGCATGGGTATGCCACACTTCCGTTATGAGCGTAGATATGTCGGGCGCGTACAGCGCGATCATCCCGGTTTTCGAATTTGCCGATCGGCTAAGAAAGGCGCGTTCACTTACAGGATTGGGACAGCGCGAGTTTGCTGACGTCATCGGAGTGAAGGCACCGTCCATCGCCTCCTGGGAAGCGGGGAACGCGAAGCCGCGCGATATCGTCGCGCTCGCCAAGCGGGTGGAGATGCTAACTAGAGTTCCGGCGTCTTGGCTACTGGGTGTAGATGGCACGAACCCCAGCCCGGATGGCGGAAGCTGTGAATGGTGCGCCCGTAGGGATTCGAACCCCAAACCTTCTGGTCAGAGGTTAGCCCTTGTCCGAGGTGCGGTTTTCCGGGGACTCCCCCTTTCTGACCGTCCGGTCAAGGCAGCGTAGCCGGGCAATGATTGCCGATCAGCTTCGATGGCCTCACGGGTACATCACGGGTGACAGAAAACAATCAACGCGCTTGAGTTCCGGTCCTACGGTCCGGGTTTCATGACACTCGCGCGCAAGAAGTCCGGCCCCGCACCGCTTCCCATTCCCGCCGAATGGCAAGACCTGATCGCGGGCTACCGTCAGCACCTACTGGCGGCCGGACGGCCCGGCACCACCATCGCTACCCGCTTGTCCCATATCGGGCGCATCGTGCGGTCACTCGATATTCCGCCGGATCGAGCCACCGGCAGTGAACTCAAAGCATGGTTCGCCACTCAGCGACACTGGAAGACCGAGACCCGGCGCGGCTACCGCAACTCGGCGCGCAGCTTCTTTGGCTGGGCGCACGAGGACGGGCGGATCCAGACCAACCCCGCCACCGAGCTGCCCTACGTTGCCGCTGCGGTCCCGGTTCCCAGCCCTGCACCCGATCGCGTCTTGAAAGAATCACTGCTCGCCGCCGACGCGCGCACCACCGCCATGCTGGACCTGGCTAACGGAGTGGGTATGCGCCGCGCCGAGGTCGCCCAGGTGCACACCAAGGACTTGATCGAATCATTCGACGGCTATCAACTGCTCGTGCACGGAAAGGGCAACAAATGCCGCATCGTCCCGGTGACCGACGAGATAGCGGCGATGATCCAACGCGGCGCGGCGGGACACACCCCCGGCGCCAGCACCGAGGGCTACCTGTTCCCCGGCAACGACAACGGCCACCTGTCGCCTCGCTGGGTGGGAGAACTCTGCGCCAAAGCCATGCCCGATGTCTGGACCATGCACAAACTACGCCACCGGTTCGCCACCCGCGCCTACCGCGCCACCCGCAACATCCGGGCCGTACAAAAGCTACTGGGACACGCCTCGGTGGCAACCACTCAGATCTACACAGCGGTCGATGACCACGAGATGAGGGCAGCGGTCGAGGGCGCACGCGGTACCGGAGTCCAGCCGTCCTGGCCGTCGGCAGCCTGACCCCAAACCACCTACAACCGAAGGGTATTCAACATGACCAGCGCCGAGGTCCGCGTACCGACCGGACAACACACGATCGACGCCGCTGCACGCGAGCACGGCTGGATCTCCAACGGTGGAGCCGGGACAGCATACACGCACCGTGAGTGCGTGTATCGGCTTCCTGGCACACCCGCCTACGCCAGCGTCGCCTACAGCCAGACGGGCGTAGTGCTGTGGGCTGGCGGCCGGGACACTTCACGCGCGCCGCGTCATTTCGACGGAATCGGCAAGGTAGATCGGCTGGTGGCATTCCTGGCCGGAAACTAGCCGATCGAAGTACGATCCGCGCATGATGCGAATCGGAAAGTGGGCATTGCCGCTCATGGTTCCATTGGCTGCTATCGCGCTCGCCACGCCCGCCAATGCGGCGCCCGGCGACCCTTCCGATATGGGACTACCGGAGATCTTCCACTGCCAGCGCGACGCTATTCTCGGGCTGAATCCCAGCATCCGTCAGCTATGTGACAGCCCGGTGGAAGTAAGTGGCAGCGGCAACATTGCTTGGGTGAGATACCGCACTTTCACCCATATCGGTGGCAATAGGACTAAGTGCCAGGGGCGGATCGACGACTACGGCCGCTACCACGCCGATGGCTGCGAGCTATCCACGTCTTACTCTGACCCGACCACGGTTACCCAGCGGGAACGCTACATCGTCTGGGCCGACGCCATCCCTGACGGCGAGCCGGGGCACATCGAATGAGGGCGCTCATGCTGGCCGTGGTGATCGCCCTCGGGTGCGCACCAATTGCGCACGCCAGCCCTCGGCCAACTGGAATTGTGTGCGACATGCTGCGCAAATACCCTGGCATGGGCCCGACCGACGTGGCGCTGACGTTCTCAGAGGATCAGCCGATCTATCCCAACTACACCGCCGCGAAAGCTGCCGTCGATCGGGAAGTCATGTCTGAATGCCCCGAGCTGGCAACCCGTGGCCGCTAGAACCGGCCTATCGTATAGTCCACTCAGCTACCACCGAGGGGGTACGACATGGGCGCAATGAGCGTCGAGCCCGAGCGTCTACGGATGTCAGCCGATCGCATGGACGTGCACCGAGCTGAGCACATCGAGACCCACGCGGCTACCAACGCAGCGATCGAGGCTGCGTCTACCGGGTGGGTTGGCTCGTCGGCTGCGGCGCTGCGGGCAAAGATGACCGATTGGGCGGCGCAATCCCGGCATATCGAGAACGAGCTGACCCACTATCGAGACGCGTTCGACACGTGTGGGCATGCATTCACGACCACCGACGAGCAATCGAAGATCAACATCTTTCAGACTCGCCTCTATCCCGACGCATCGGTGATGTAGATGTCACTCACCCCCGCGGATCTCAAGAAGGTCGATGTCCAGATGATCCGCGATGTCGCCGCGGCGCTGGAGAAGCAAGCGACCTCGCTCAGCGATATCAAGAACTCGTTCCCCAACCTGCCCCATGTCGGCAACTGGACCGGGGTCGCTGCCACCACCGCCGACACCGAGCTCGGAGTCTTCGGCAAGCTCATCGGCACCCACTCCGAAGGGCGCCAGGCCGCGGCCGCCAAGATGCGCGAGGCGGCCGACGAGTTCGAGGCGGCCAAAGCCAAGCTGAGCAAGATCGAGAACGAGGCACAAGGCAAGTTCTCGATCGACTACGCCACCGGAGCGGTAAAACCGCTGTCGGGCAAGCCGGAAGCGGCTCAGCAGGCGGCAGAGCTGACCGACGCGATCAAGCGAGCCGTGGCCGACGGTGACGCCGCCGATGCCACCCTGACGCACGCCGTCAATCTCGCAGACGGTGACGAGAAACCATCGTCACTCCCGATGTCGATGACCGGGATACTCGGCGAGCTGGACCGCATTAAGTCGCCCCGCGAAAACCAGGAATTCGCATTCCGCGAGGTGTTCAAAAGAGCGCCAACGACTCCCGCCGACTGGCACACAGCGGCAATGCTGGACGCGCACAACTATGACCCTAAGTACAAGGGGGTCGAGTCCGACATCAAGGTTGCCAAGATTGAGCCGCAACCGGGCAAAGGGCAGGTGCAAATCAACGCGTTCATTCCCGGTGAGAAGGTCTGGAACTTCGGCAAGGACCGGGGCGATAACCGTGGTTTCGACCGGAATGCGTCACCCGAGCACTCTCGCGTGAGCATGCTCGTAGACTACGACAACGGCGTGGTGATCCACCGCCAGAATCCGTCGGTCAATGCTGATACTGGCGCAGTGGCAGTAGGCACCAACCCCGATGTCTCGGTGAAGCAAAAGGGTAATGCCCTCAACATCCAATACGAGTCCGCGGATGGATTCCTACCGGGCGGCCTGATATCAGGCCAGGGGTCATTTCACACCGTGAAAGGCGATATAGCTCTAGTGCCAACCGATTCGGGCATTCAGGTCGGCGGAACGGTCACCAGCTTTCCTGCGCTGGAGATCTACCACGGCGACCAGGCTGCGGTTCAGTACATGCCAAGCCTGGGACACAACGAATTCGGGCCGCTGTTTCAACTGCCCATGTCACACTCGGAAGGCGACGCGTCACTGGTCAACCAATTCCACGTACCGACTGCGGCCGCGCGAGGGGATATACCGATCGCAACCCCCGGAACGCAGCTCGGACCCACTGACCGCATTCCCACAGTCCCAGTAGGGTAATTCGATGAATGACACCAGTAGTGACAAGCGGGTCGTCTTCACGGCAGCAATAGCGTCTGCTGTCGCCTACGGCGCGCTCGCGTCATTCTTCGTGGCCCACGGCGGGTTGGAAAGCACCACAATCTATTTGACGATCCTCGGCCTGTTCATCGTTCTTCCGATTGTCGGGTTCGCGATGAAATCGCTGTCCCCTCAATTGGGCGACTACGCACGCGGGATAATGCTGTCCCCGCTACCGGGTGCCATCACGTACCTGTTGGGCATATTTTGGGTGGCGATCACATGAACCGATACCTGACTATTGCCGGTCTACTGGCCGGGTCTGCCGCTTTCTCCCTGGCGGTCTACCTCTACATGTTCACGCCGGTACTTCTCGTGCTAGTCGGCATAGGAACTTACATACCACCGAAGTCCCGACCCTTCTCGATCGGGGTGCTGGCCGCCGCGGCGGGATCTGTGGTGTTCATTCTAGTACTGGCTATCGGGCAGTCCATAGTGCCATCCGGGACGACCACCTACGGCCCCGGCTACTCGCAGTAGCGAACGCCGAAAAGTGCCCCCGCTCAGTATGTTTGAGCGGGGGCATGTTTGGGCAAGCTGTCTAACTCCGGGTCGGGGGCTACACCTCGTCGACGAGTTCCGGTGGTAGCGGTGGTGGTGCCTGTCCGGGTGCGTGGTGCATGGCCCAGCCCATCCATTCGCGGATGTGTCGGACAGCTGCGCGGAGTTTGGTGCGGAACTCGTTGCGCTCCTTTTCGACTACGGCGAGTCGGGCCTCGAGGTCGCGCACTTTGCGTGATGTGAGTGCTTGCCATCCGGCAAGGGCGACTCCGAATGCGCCGCCGATAGCTTGGATCAGTTCGGGGTTCATTCGGCCGACCCGCTGCCGCCGTTGCGGTCTTGTGCCATCTTGAGGCTGGCCAGGCCGGTGCCGATGAGTCCGGCACCCGAGATGATCCATTGCAGTGCGTCGTCGGTGTCCATTTTGCCGAGGGCAACCAGCGTGACGGTTCCGGCGAAGATCGTGATGAACAGGGCAACATAGGCGATCAGGCGTGTGGTGTCGTTTTGGGGTACGGGGTTGGGCATGGCGGGTGCGTCCTCTCATTTTCGTGTTCGAAACCGGAAACAGTGCAGGTCATGGGTGGCCCGGTATAGATCCCGGTATGTTTTCGGCTGTTTCGTCCACCACTGCCGTTGTGCTGGGGTTTTGGGTGGACTACTTCACGTGCTCGACCGTCCGGGCTAGTCCAGTTATGCCAGGCTTATCGGCGGAATCCGGCGATGATGTCGTAGGCGACGGCGATGCCGTCCCGGCCGCCGAACTCGGGTTTGGGCAGGTGGTATTCGCCGTGTGCTTGTAGGCCGGGTAGCGCAGCGATGAGGGCGATGAGGCCGGGGATGTTCTGTAGTACTCCGGTGGGCGAGAGCAGCCGGCGCAGATCGTCGTCGACCTTGGTGTCGCGCGAGGATCCGGCCTGGCCCATGAGGTTGCCAAAGAGGGGGTTCTGCCCCATCCCCTGTAGACCGGAGATCATGCCCAGGCCCATTTGCGCCATGGGGCCGAACCCGCCGAGTAGCGGCCCGATGATTGGCAGCGCCGCGGTGGCCCAGTCGGTGATGATGGGTACCGCGATGCGCAGTACGTGCACGAAGAACGGCAGCTCCAGCTCGGCCTGCACGATGATCGCATAGAACGCCGGCCGGATGTTGTCTGGCGCGACGGCGTAGAAGTCGTTCCGGGCGTTGACGTTGCGCACCAGCTTGGCCAGCCACGCGGGCCGCGCCTTGCGAGCAATGCCCGTGACCGGAGTCGAGGGGTTGCCGAACTGGACCACGCCGTTGATCCGGTCGCGCAGATGCCGGTACTTTCCGGGAGGTGAAGGTGTCCGCGTCGGGTCGCCAGGATGAATGAAACCGCCGTCGCCGAAGAGGATTTCGAGTGCGTCCTCCATGCCGTCGGCCGATTGCGAGTAGCCGGAAAACCACAGCTCGAGATCCGGGTCGTTGATGTCGGGGTTGTGGTCGAGGCAGTATTCCAGCGACTTGTACTGGTCGTAGGTGACCTCGTTGTAGCTGAATTTCGCATCGCCGCCGAGCAGTCCGAGGTAGCCGCCCTTTTGGAATGACAGCGGTTGATGGTTGATCTTGAGCACGTCCTTGCACCACTCGCCGAGGGCGAAGCTCGGACCCACGTTCCAGTCCGCTCCCGAGCCCGGCGACGAATACAACCAGATCTTGCGGCGCGGGCGTGGAGCCACGGTGCCGCCATAGCCGACCCGGCTGGCGGTCAGCTCATCGAATACACCGGTCTGCGGTAATCCGAGCCGGCGCTGCATCTCTCGGGTGAACGCGGCATCACCGTTTCCGTAGTACCCGTCCACCGGACCCATGAGGTCTCCGTACGCCGAGGCGTACTGCTTGCCCCACCGCTGCCAGTGCGACACGTCGTCACCGCGCGCATCCGAAGACCCGGGCTTGAGCGGAAGCCGCGCGCTCATCGGAGCACCACCCCGGCCTTGCTGCGATCTGCGGTGCCGCACACCTTGTCTCGGATCTGGGCGACGGCCTCGACGAGGGTTTGGCCGCCAAGGCAGTTCCACTGCATGTTGAGCTGATCGTCAGCGGGCCCCACGATGACAGGCTGTGGCGTTGCAGAGGTGGCAGCGGTTTCGAGCTTGGCATCCAGGTACCAGAAGTCGCTGAACAACGGGTCATTCCAGGCGCGGGCGTTGTCGTAGTAGTCGACTCCGACGCCGTTGCGGTTTCCGTGGCTCTCCCAGTCAATACCGCGCACCGACTGTTTGATCTCACCGCCGGGAGCATCGGCGTAGAACAGGGTGCACGCGGTGTGGCTGTATTCGCCGCCGCCGCCGTGCTGTAACCCGACGAGCATGATCGGCGCAAAACCCAACGCCTTCACGCCGCCGGCGGGCAGTCGCTTGAACCCGATGTCGAAAACAATCGGGTAGTTCAAACGGAACGATTCCGTTGAGCCGTACCGGTTTCCGGACCAGTCGGTGCGCCCCATCAGCAGCGCGCCAGTCTGCAAGACAAGCCCCGAGCAGTCAGTGGAGCGCTTCGGGTCGGTACTGAATGCGCCACCGAATGCGTACGGCAAGCCGCGGCGGGCGCGACAGAAGTTGTCAACCTCGCGGGCCTTGAGTTTCGTGATCACCGTGGTCATCGGGTGTACTCCTTTTCGATGCGTGGGTCGATTTCTTGTGCGTAGGAAGAGAGCTGGTCGGATGCCCACCAGCCGAGGCGGAACGCGACGGCGAACACGGCGAGGTAGAGGGCCGGATAGATGAGCAGCTGGCGGCGCATCATGCCGCCAGCGGGCCGAGTGCGAGGGTGTCGGTGTTGATGCGGATGATGTCGCCGCTGGCACCGGACTTGGAGGCGGCGGCCTGCGATGACCACAAGAAGTTCCCGGCCGTTGGGTGATCCCAGAATGACACCCCGGCAATGTTTTCCATGGCGCCGAGAGTGTGCTCGGGGGTGTTGGATTGGCTGATCGACCCGGCTGCCGCCGCGTTGAACGCGCAGGCGTAGCGGGTGGCCACCGAGGATGCGTTAGCCGTTCCGTTCGCGCCGGGATCGCCGGTGTGCATCTTGGCGTACACGGTTGCCGGTGGTGTGTAGGCCACGTTGCGGCAGATGTGATCGAGAATCTTGTTCGCCAGGTAGGCCGAAATTCCCCATGCCATAATGGTTTTCCCTTCTATTGGTAGGACCGGATATGTGCTATGCCCGTTCCGCCGAGGCGTCCGGGGTTGGCGATGCCGAATACGCCGCCCGAGCCGGGGCCGCCGCCACCTCCGGGTGAGTTGCCGTTGGTGTTGGTGCCTGCCTGCGCGCCGCCGGTGTAGGTCTGGCCGTTGAGGGTGGTGTTGCCCGCAGCCTCGCCGGGCTGGTTGAGTCCGTTGCCGGCGTAGGCGCCTTTACCGCCGGCGCCACCGGCACACGTGGTGGTGATTCCGTTGATCAGGAATGTGGTGTCACCGCCGGCGCCGCCGTCTTTCTCCTTGGCTCCCGCGGCTCCGGGCGCGCCCACCATGCCGGTCAGGGTCAATGCGGAGCCGGGGATCTCGCTGTTGCGGGCCACGGTGCGCGCGTTCCATGCGCCTTTACGGCCGCCCTGTCCGGTGCTGCGCAGGCCGCCGTCACCGCCACCCCCGCCGCCTCCGGCACCGCACCCAACGCAGTCCATGAAGTCGCAGTTGCGCACGATGTTGTGAGTGAACGCACCGGCGGTGGTGTAGCTGGCCAGGACAGGCAAACCGCCCGGCGGATAGCCGAGGGTGCAGGCGCGGGCCGTGGTGACCGTCAGTGCGGCGTCGATCTTGGCGACGCGCTCGATCACCAGCGCCGAGGACATCGAGACGGTGCGTGTCAGGTCGACGGGCAGCAGCTTGTCGAAACCGATCGAGCGCGGCGCCGTCAGGTTGCACGTCAGATCGATTGCGGCCACGCGTTGCAGGCCGATGGTGCCGGTCATCTCCAGCGCGTTGGCTAGGTCGATGCCGATCACCTTGGCCAGGAACAGCGCCCGTTCCATGGTGACGGCCAGCGCGAGGTCTTGTTGGAATGTGGCCTGTAGCGCAAGGTTGCGAGTGATCAGGATCGAGCGTTGCGCGGCCAGCTGGTACACCGCGGCCAACGCCAGCTCGCGGTCAAGGTGTACCGACAAGACCACGCCCATGGCCTGCATGGCGGTCAGCTCAACCTCGCCGACACACATCACTGCCAGTGCGGCATCGATCCCGATGATGGCGTGCCACCGGCCGTTTGGTGCGGGAGCTGGCACGGCCGGATTGACCGACCACTTACCGCCCGACCGCGTGGCGGCAACGGTCGGGCTGGTGGACCAGGGCACGTTAGGGCCCGGCGAATCCTATGCGGGACACTATCGCACCCTCGCTGTCAGTGCCGGTGATCTGAATCCAAGACGGGTTGAGCTTGCCGTCGATGTCCAAGCCGCCACGCACGACAGCGAAGGTGATTCCGGGCAGCTCGGGCATGGTGAACGTGGTGCTCGGCTCGGGGATCTGCGCCGCCTGGGGTGGCGTGGGCGGTTCTTGCGGCAGTTCTGGCGCGGGTGGATCCGGGGTGGGCGAGGGGGCCGGGGGGTCTGTCAGATCCTCGTTGTCATCGACGGTGGCTGGTGCTTCGGGCGTGGTCATGGGTGAGTTCTCCTGTGGTGTGTTAGATGAGTTTTCGGCCGGTGAAGGAGGCCACGCCGAATACTTGGGTGATGGTGCGCGAGACAACGGTTTCCGAGCCGGTGGAGCCGTTTGAGCGCACGTCGTAATCGACGACGATCAGGGCGGGTTGGATCTTGTCGCCCGCGTTGAGCAGGATCTCGAATTCGGCGCCGGGGCCGATGGCTCCGGTGACCTGAACGTCGTTGCGGTACAGGCACCAATGCGGGGTGACCGGCCCCTTGGCCGAGTATGGGCGGCAGGTGGTCGCCAGCTTGTAGAGCCCGGCTTGGTCCACGGTCACCGCGCCTCGGCCAAGGTCGGTGATGGTGGCGCCATTGGCGTAGTCGGTGAAGGTGAAGAACGACGCCGGTAGCTGGCCCGCTGAGGTGATGGGGTCGGTGTAGGTGAAACCTGAAGTGGACGAGCGGGTTAGGCTCCACGCGTTCGACAAGGTGGCACTACCTCCCGAGGGGCTGTAATCGGACATGGCGAATGCTGCGATGCGGTAGGAGTCGTAGGTGAACCACGACGTTGCGCGCTGAACACAGAACATGGCGTATCGATAGTCCGGCCCGGCGGCGATGGTGCCCGCGACATCGGTCGCGGAGGTGACCGGCTTGCCGTTCACGCGAACAAAGAAGTTGTTGCCGCTGCAACGAATTTCGATACGGGCACCCTGTTTGACTGACGAGAGCCCGCCTTGAAAGGTCATCGGTGTAGCGAACGTCCAGCTGGTACCTGAGCGGGTGAACTTGCCGACGCGGACCTCGCCCTCTTTGGCCAGGCAGTAGGCGCCCGTGGTGCGATCGGCGTTGCAGCGAATGAACACCCCGGAGTAGTAGTTTCCGTTTTGGGTGTTGCCGAGCACGAATGAGGCGGACTGCCCGTCCGTGGCATAGGTGTAGTTGGGGCTGGCGAAGTAGTACCCGTCAGGGTTGCCGTTCTTGACACCCGCATACCCCGAGTCGCCCCGAATGGTGATATCGCCGGGCGTGGGGCCGGTGGTCCAATCGGTCGAATTCAGTGCGGCACCGTCGGCCCCGGAGAACACGAAACTGTAGCTATTGCCGTCGCCGGTGTTCTGCTCGGTCTCCTGCTCTTGCAGGGTGGTCTGTGCGGCGATGGCGCTTTTGAGCGCATCCTGCGACAAGCCCAGTAGCGCCAGTAGCGAGTCCTTGGCCTGATTGATGCGGTCCCCGATAGCGCCCGTGGCGCCGGTGCCCATGCCGTCGGCGCCGTCCTTGACCCCAGACAGAATGTTGCCGAGGTTATCGACAAGATCGTCGACCCGGCTCATATCGAAATTACCGACGACATCTCCGACGGACAGGGTTCCGCCGCTGGTGAGTTTCTGGGTCTTGTCCTTGTTGGCCCCGAACCACGTTGCGATGGCCGCGACAAATCCGTTGATCGGCGTTACCACCAAGCCGTTGTAGATGTCACCCAACTGATTGAACGTGGTTTGCAGGTCTTGGATCTTGACCTGGGGCAACGTCGGAATGTTGCCCAGGCCGATTAGGCCCAACAGTTCCGAGGCGGTGATCTTGCCGTCGGCGGTGATCGCGGCGAATCGCTGCTCGAACTGCACGATACCCGAGTTGGCTTGTCCACCAATGGCATCGAAGAACGATCTGAACTTACCCAGCACCGGTCCCAGGTTTGACATCACCGAAGCGACGTTCGAGAAATGGACCGGCCCACCCGAGGCGCCCTCGGTGACCACCAATGTCACCGTTGCCCACTTGATCGAACCATCGGCCGGGACGGTCCATGAGCCAGTCAGACTGGCACGCACCCATGCCGAGTCCGCGGCCACCGGCTGTATCTGCTTGATGACGATATCGGGCAGCTTGGTGCCGTCCGGGCCGAACGGCGTGATGCACAACCGAATCGGATTGGACCCCGCCGTGGCCGCGAGGCCCTGCCACATCGCCGAGGCGCCCATGTCCACGGTCTGACCCGGTGCCACCTCGAAAGGGTCTTTGACGCTGATCACGTACAGATGGCCGTCGGCGTTGACGTAGATCGACTTGCCCGACAGGTGCCCGTTCTGCGCGGCGTCGTAGTGCCAGTCCGGGTTATCGTCGACCACCGACGGGTCGGTGAATCCGCCGGCACCGTCGGTGAGATCCTTCTGGACATCAGCAACCCACGCCGCGGGAATAACGCCCTTGAAGAACTGGCTGACCGCCTTGGCGATAGCCGCGAACAGGTTGCCCCAACCCTCTTCAATCTCTTCTAGGGTGGGCCAGCCAACGTCCTGTCCCGAGGCGAGCTGGAGCAGTCGGCGTATCGGCATGAAGATCTGTTGAATCGCCAGCAGCGTTTCGTCGTCGCCGTCGTAGGTGCCCATGATCGCCTCGGCCAGGCCGACGAACTGGCCGACAACGGGCAGGCTCTCGATGAAGTCGAGCAGCAGGCCGGGCAGGTCTTCGGGGCCCTGAATATCGTTCGGGTCGGCGTTGGCGACGTGGGAATTGAATCCGGCGAACAGCTTCGTCAAGATCCCGAACGGCGTCAGGTCTTGCAGCGGGTCACCGCCGGTGGAGCTGTGGAACGTGCCGGGCATGCGTTCGGCGGCGCGGTTGCGCATCGTCGCGGGCGTCAAGTCCTGTAGCTTCTCGGCCAGGGTCTCGACTGTCAGTGCGCCAACGGGAAGGTTGGGCACACCGCCGGGGGTGGTCACCGCCGCACCGCCCGGGCTGCCTTGGGTATGCGCTTGGGGCACTTGGGCGCGGTGGCGGTCATCTCCACATGCGGATCGGCTTCGGTGTGCTGGGGTTGCTCGGGCAGCTTGATCGATTCCTGGCGTACCCCATCGGTGATCCAGGCCGGCGCGTGCACCGCGGTGGGGTCGACATGCTCGGTCTGGCGGATTCCGAGTGCTACCAGCTGGGCCGACAAGTCAGCGACCCACGGTTGCAACACATGCAGCGGCATTTCCGTCGCGGTCAGCAATGCCGAGGCCAGCGCGCCACCAACAGCCTTGGTCTGCGCGTCGATGTCGTCGGCGGCCGGGATCTTCTTCGGGATGAACTCGGACTCGACAACCTTGTCGGCCAGCGCTTTTGCCTCTTCGGGCGAGATACCCTCTGTCACCACAGTCCTATCTGTTGTAGGCCGCTCATGGTGCGGCTCATCAGTTCGGCCATGCGCTCGATCGCGTCCTTTTCCTGGCGGGTGTCCCCGAAGGTGCCCTCGACCGTCAACGGCCGGTGCTCACCCCAATTGATGTCCAGAGACCGGCAGCGGCGCACGAACACCCGCGGCATCAGGTACTTGCTGGTGCCGCCGACACGATCGCCCAGCCACCAATGCCCGAAACCGTTGTCCCCGATCAGCCACGGCGAGGCGTTGGCGACGGTCAGGTTGAATGAGGTGTCAGGGTCGGTCTCACGCCGGCGCCTGCGCAGGTCCATCACGCTCGCCGCGGTGAATGCCTGGGTGACGTTGATGCTGGTGGTCTCCAGGTAATGACCCCACCCCTGACGGCTTGTCCGCAGTAGCAGCGGAACCGACATGTGCGCCAGGATCGAATCTCGGTAGATCGGGTTGAGGAACGAATCGATCGCACCGCCGAGGGAGCCGACCGACACCGTGAACCCGACGCCCGCGCTGATCGCCGCCGAAATGTTGTCGCCGAGCACATCGCCGCCGTATTGGATTGCGGCACTTATCAGTTCGTTGACACCTGGCATGGACTGGCCGCCCACGGTAATGCGACCCGCACCACCGGGCGAACGCGAGAAGTTCGATGTTTGAATGCCGGTGATATCGCCGTCCCGGTACACCACGTAGGGGTGCGCGGCCTGCGTGCCGAGGATGCCGGGCAGCCGGTAGCCGGTCTCGTCGATGGTCTCCCCGGTGAACAGGTTGTAGCTGTCCTCGACGTGGTTGGACAGCACATCGGCGATTGTTCGGGTCAGGCCCGTGGCCAGGTTGCCGCCGATGGATGTGCCGGTGCGGAACCCTGACTTGTCGACGATGCGGACGAACAGGGTGCCGTTGCGCCAGTTGGTGCCTGCGCCAGGCCACGGTTCGGGGTCGCCGGTCTTCCAGCGCCTCAGATCCCATTGCAGCTCTGCGTCTTCCATGATCGGCGCGGCCACGTCGAAGATCGATGTCTTGATGCTGCCGACGACCAGCGACAGCGGGGCCACCGAATCGCCGAACGTGCGTGGCACGATGACGATTTGCGACTGCTGCCAGATGTTGAGGAATGTGTCGACCAGCTCGGGAATGTTCCAGTTGGCCGGGTCGAGCAGTTTGAACAGGGTGCCGATGTCAATGTTGGTCAGCTGCAACCGAAGTAGATTCGCCGCCATTGTCAGCAAGATCCCGTGATCAGCCTGCGCGAGCAGCATCCACGCCTTCGGCTGCTGGATTAGTGACAACGGTAGGAACGGATTGCCCGCTGTATGAACGAATTTCAGCTCTTCGATATCGTCCAGAAAGTCGATGACCACCACGTCTCCGGTGGCCCCACGCTCAATATGCACACCGTCTTTGGCCTTCATCCGGCCGCCGATGCGGGCGCCCCTGGTCTCGACGATCACGTGGATATTGCTGGTGCCGCGCGCCTCTTCGTCGAGCGCCCAGAACGCCGGCCACGTACCCCGGCGGTCGTCGAGATCGATCGGTAGGCGCAGCGAAATGGTCCCGGTCTGGTTGACGATCGGATTGACCCGCCCGCCCAGTTCGCCGCGCACCGTGCCGCGATAGACCCAATCGCCGTCGTAAAGCTCGATGTGCGGCGGGTCGTAGGCGCGCTCAATGCGGTACTCGCGCACCTCCCGTGCCCACGCCGCGAAGTCGTCGTGATCGGTGCCGGTGAACGGCTCAGCGAACGTCGCGACGGTCATGCTTGGTGCCCGTCGCAGCCGTGGAAGGTACCGACGTGGATCGGCGCACTGTCACCGACCAGCGCGTATAGCGCCACCTCGTACCGGCTTGGCAGTAGGCAGATTTCGCACCACAGTCCGGTTTCGGGTGTGCCGGGCACAAGGTGCAAGGCGACCGCGTTGACCCTCACGCCTCAAGTCCGCTTTCTGCCGACCAGAAACGACGCTGCCGCAAGGTGGCCTTCGCTCCCGAGGGGCCCTGGCACACGACCGGCACCACCACCGGATCATCGGCGGTGCCGGTGTACTGGGGCACCGGGTAGAGCGGTTCCACCCCGTTGAACAGGCCCGCCGCATTCGACAGATCGGCGCTGAGGTAGGTGTCCATAAACGGGTCAGACATCACGGACAGCATCTGGGTCAGCTGTGGAGTGACGATCATTCGTGCCGCGTCGGCGCCCACCGGGCGGTTCCACTTACGTTCCTGCCCGAACGCGAAGTCTGGGAACTGCCACTGAATGGCGGGGTCGAGTTCCCATTCGGGCCAGAGGTCTTGATCAGTGGGGTTCCATACGTCGAAATACCCGGTGTTCGGGTTGGTCACCACGCGGGCGATGTGGATGCCCGCCGTGGACTTCCCGGTGAACAACGCGACTAGGAATCCATTCAGCGGCCCGGTCATGAAGGACAGCGCGAACCCGAACAATGTGGCGGTCACCGTGACCCCACCGGTGCCGATGTTGGAAAGCTGCTCGATGGCTTGCCGTAGCGTCGAGGCTGACGAAGTGAATGCGATGGGCGCAGTAGTCTGGCCGCCGATGGTGATCGTGTAGGACAGGGTGCCCAGGGTGATGGAGAACGACAGCGGCGCAAGTGATGTCCCATCAACCGTGAGCATTCCGGGGCAGGTTGCCGGTGTGCGAACGGTCCAGCGACCGGGATCGCCGGTCACGGTGACATTTCCGGCCCCGATGGTTGACAGCGCCTCCAGTGCGGCTTGCACGGTTGCGGCGTCAGCGTCGTATGGAATCGGCTCGGTGAGGACGGCCGCACCGGCAGGGCCGTACCCCAGCTTGAAGGTTCCAGATGTGGCAGCGAGATAGACGGTGAAGTTGCCCGGATTGACCCAATCGGCAACATCCTCGACGCCCTCGTACATCGGGTTGTACGCGTGCGCGGAGACCACCGCGTGATAGACCTTGTCGATATCAGCGTCGAAACCATCCTCGGTCGTGTACTGAATCTCCTTGGCCAGCTTCAAATACAGGAAACGCGGGCCCGAAGGTCCGTCCCATGTGCACTTGACCTTGCGCAGGTTGTACGGAGTGCCCCAGAGCTTTTGAAACCGAGGGCGGGACGCTGGGGTCAGCCAGAACGGCAGAATCGGATTGCGGATCGGTACCTCTTCGCCGACCGGCCGCCCGCCGGGCTGGAATGCTCCCGACTGGGTGCGCATCGTAAACCCGGTGTCGTACATACCCTTCGGATCAGTGTCGAGCACGATGTCATCGAGCAGGTACTCATCGTTGGGTGCGGACACCACCACCGAGTCACCGTTGGACGATTCCAGCGTGATCGTCGCGACCGCCATCAGTACCTATCCAATCTCGCTGCCGCAATTTCGTTTTTCCTGCGATCCCACATCGCTACCGCGTCAGTGGTGTCGAACGCGCTGATCGTGGTGTTGAACACCGGCCCCGGCCGTGCCCCGGCCTGCGTGCCGTGAGCCGCCCCCGCGGGAAGCGCTGCGGGCGCCGGCACAGCGGCCGACGCGGCAATGGGGGTCGCGCCGCCGAATCTGGCGCCGGGGCCTGCTCCCTCGGGTGCGCCGCCAAGGCCACCACCGGAACCGCCACCACCGACGGATATGCCGCTGACGAATTGAGAGATTCCCTTGAGCCAGCCCGGCGAATCGCCAACACCGAGCACTCCGAGCGCCGAGGACACCTGTCCGCCGACCGCCGCGGCAGCTGCGTTGCCGAACTCGAATGTGCGCTCTGGCTGACCGGGCACCTGCGTTGTGACGCCCATACCGGCCAGCCCGATCCCCGAGAGCCCGGAGAGGGATGACGGCAGATTGAACCCGCCGCCGGTGGACGACGAGCCACCACCCGGCGCGGCAGCGCTCACCGCCTCCGCGCCAAGGGAACCGCCGGGAGCATCACCGACTGGCGGGCCGGAAGCCTTAGTCCCAGCGTTAACCGCCGCGGCGGTCTTGGACTGCAGCGACCCGAGAAGGCCATTGGCGATACCTGGACCCGAGAAGATGTGCACGTGATCCATATGGTTATCGGTCGGCGAGCCCCGATCCTCCATGTCGTACCCGCCACCACCCGGGTAGTACAGGTGTTGGCGCCAGATCGCCCACTTCAGATCGATAGCCGCGGCATTCGATAACACGAAGTCCTTGACCGCATCACCCTTGGCCTTGTCGTTGCCAACCATTACATCCAGGGCACGGCCTGTTGAGTGCTCGTTGAATTTGCCGTCGGGAGAACGATATCCGCCGATGCCGCCGGACGGTCTGAACTGCTGCGAGATGATGTCACTGAGTTCGGCAGTGCCCTTGACCAACCCGCCCTGTGCATATCCGGGCAACTTGCCCTGGTTGTTCAGGTAGTCCAGCAGGCCGGGGTAGGCATTCTCAATCCCCTTGCGCGACTTGGACTTGATCACGAACTCGTCGCCGTGAACCACGCCCGCGATCTGCTGGGCCGGCACGTTGCCGGTGTAGCCGCCACCGTCGAACTTGGGCATGTGTGGTATCGCGCTGATCTTGGTGCCACCGACCTCGATAGACAGCGTGTCGGCGACCGCATTCCACTTATCGCCGATCCAGTTGAGCACCGCCACCAGGCCGTTCTTAAGCCCGTCCCACATACCCTTGGCCGCGTTGGTGATAGCACCCGGCAGTCCTTTGACGAAATCGACTATCGCCGTGAACTTCTCCTTGACGCCAGTCCAGACCTCGCCAGCCTTGGTGACCAGCCAACTCCAGCCCTCGCCGATGCCTTCCCACACCCGCTTGAGCAGCGGCCATGCGGTGTCCATAAACCATTTCACGACCGCCTCGGCGGCAACCTTGATCGCCGCCCAGGCGGCGTCAACGATCTTGCGGAAGGTTTCAGAGTGGTTGTACGCGTAGATGATTCCAGCTGCCAATGCGGCAATAGCCGTCACCACCAAGCCAATGGGGTTGGCAGTCATCGCTAGGTTCCACAACCGTTGCGCAGCAGCAGCGGCCTTGGTGCCCAACGCGATCGCGTTCGCCCCAGCAGAGGCCAGCACCGCGGCAGCGTTCATCCCCTCCAGCAGTGGGGTTGCCGTGCCCAGGGCGTTGTTCAGTGTGTCGATCGCCCCTGCACCCCAGGCGTCGTCCCCGCCGATCAGTTCCTTGGTGGTGGTCAGCGCATTGCCGACTTCACTGATCCTGCCGGTGATCGAGCCGGTGACGGCGGTGATCTTGTCGGACGCCTTGGATAGGCCTCCAGAGAGCGAATTACCCAGCCGGACAGCAATATCGGCGCCGACGTTGGCCTTGTCCACCGCGCCAACAAGGCTGTGCTTGATGGACTCACCGGCCTTGGTGTAGTTGCCTTTGCTGACCTTATCGAGGATCGCCGTCACGATCGCCGCGCCGGTGCCCGCGCCCACCACTGACCCCAGGCCCGGTAGAGCGCTACGCAGCACGTTGCCGACGGTTCCACCGATGCCGCCCATTCCGGTCGGGATGGTGTTGGCGATCTGCTCGCCGATGGCGCGGCCCGCCCGCGCGCCCGCCTCCGCGCCCGCGTTGACCATCGCCGCGGATTCGATTTTCGGGGTGACCTTGACATCGCCGGTGTGCTTTTCGACCGTCTCTTTGGCCTGCTTGCCGGCGGTCTCCGCGGCGGGCTGGTCGACCTTGGGCTTGACCGCAACATCGGTGGTCTGCTTCTCGATGGTGTCCTTGACCTGCTTGCCCGCGGTGTCGGCGGCCTTCTGATCAACCTTGGGCGTGATAGAGACGTTGACGACCTTGCCGTCAATCTGCTGGTCGATCGCCTCGGTCACGCCCCGCAGTGCCGGGATGATCTGGAGTGTCGCGTACCCGATGGTCGTCACGTATGTATCACCTCCACAACAGGTTTCATGAACGTCTCCGGTCAGACTTGCGTTTCAGGTAGCGCTCCTTGAGCGCCCGCTTGTGCTCGGATTTCTCATTTGCCGCCATCTCGGCACGTACCGGATGGTCGATGTTCTCGGGCACCTTGTCCGGGTCGCCCAGCAGCTTGACCAGCACCGCCCAGATGTCGGCGAGCAGATGCTCGATGGTTGTCCATTTGGGGCGACCGCCGTTGAGCGCGGTCACCAACCGCGATCGCAGCGGCAGCTGACGAATCAGCACGCCCAGACGGCGGACAGAGAGGGTGCCGCGGTACAAATCGGTCAGTTCGAGTCCGTTGTAGTACTGCGCTAGGTCGGCCTCTATCTCATCGCCATGCTCGGCGAGCAGGCGAAAGAGGCTAACTAGTTTCCCAGCACTTCACCTATCTTGTCGCTGGCCTGCTCGAAATCTTCGATGGTGGGGTTCTTTGCCAGGAATGCCGACCACTGTTCGGCGCCCAGCAGCTCCCGTAGGCCCATCGTCGGAATCATCTGCTTGGGCTCGATGGGCGTCAGATCATCGTTGAGGCCCTGATAGCGCAGGACGGCCTTCATGGGGAGGTTCTTGGTCGGGAATCGCAGTGTCACGCCGCACTGCTCGATGGTGGCGAATCCTTCTGCCTCGGCCTTGCGTGCCGCCGCGCTCTTCTTGGCTTTGCGGTCCTGCGGTTTGGGGGCATCGGCGGGAATGTTCTTACGTGGTGCGGTCATGTTCGACTCCTTGGCTACAGGGGAAAGGGGCCGACTCGCTGAGGTGGTGCCCCGCCCCGGGCGCGGGAGTCGGTTCGCGTCCGGGGCGAGTGCTTTTCGACTACGAGACGGTGACGGTGCCGCCGGTGCCGGCCGCAGAGATCGGGGTGATCGGGGCTGTGAACACCGCCACCAACGGGCCTCCCGAGGGCCCGGTCACGGTCACGCCGGGGCTGGGCAGCCCCTGCACGCTCGCGAGCGCGCGCAGGGCATTGCGGAGCGCCGTCGCGGTCTTGGTGGTGATAGCGGCCGTGGTGTCGGCGCCGGCGGTCACGGTGTACTCCGTGACACCAGAATCAATGGTGAACGTCTTGGTGACATCATCGGCGCTGGCATCGACGACCTCGAACGCGTCGCCGTTGGCATCGGCGGTGTGGTGCACCGTCAGCTCAGCCCATGACAACTCCCCATCGACGATGCCGCCATGGCCCTTGAGTTCAACCAGCGCCGGGCGCAGCTGCACCCACACCGTGGCCCGATCCTCATCGACGAACCGATACAGCAGGTACGCCTGAATGTCCTTGGGGATACCGATCTTGTTGCTGGCCGAGCCAGGCAGCACGAATTTCCGAGTGACCGAATTCCATTCCAGCGCAGTGAAACCGCTCTTGAGCTTGCCCTTGCGGAACTTCACCCTAAACGCGGGGTGTCCGAACCCGTCGTATTCCTTGACCTCACCGGACGGATCGAGCGGGATGCCCTTCTTGTCATCGACAATGCCGACTTCCTCCCAGCCCATCGCCTCGAGCGCTTCGGCTACGATAGTCGCGGTCTCGGGGATCATGGACGCGATGTCAGTCACGGCAGACTTGAGCACAATCCACACTTCGGCTTGGTCCGGGATCAGTGTGGCGTCGGGGTTTATTGCCATGGTTTCCCTCCTTCAAGGGCTCCAGAGCCCTTGCGGGCCAACAAGAAACCCCGCCAGATTTGACGGGGTTGATCGGTGCGCGTTCTGCGCGGTTATCGGGTGCGCGCTCGGGTGCGCACGGTGAACGAGATCAGGTCACCGCCGGTCTTGGAGTCGCGCGCCTCGAGGAACGCGGTGCCGGGCAGGATCGCGGCGAGGCCGGGAATCCGGGTGGTGAGCAAGCGGGGCATCGCGGCGTAGGTGTACTTCGTCTCGCGGCCCGATGTCCATGACGTGACGCGAATGGTGGGGTCGGTTGCCGCCGGCCACATGTCCAGCGTGCCGCCGTCATCGGCGACCAGCAGCACCGGGGGAGACCCGAGCGCCCAATTGGCCGGAAGCTCCAGACGCACCGACAGCTCAGGGAACCGGGCCGTCAAATCGGCCTTGAGCCAGTCCTTGATCAGCCGCGCAACGTCGACGGGCTCTCGCACCGCAGGCAGCGTCACCGGCCCGCCTTGCGTTGTGCCCGCCGCGCAGCCACCCACGCCTCGTTTGCGTCGCCGGAGGCCTTCGCCTGCGCGGGTGTCGCCTCTGGCCGTGCCTTGCGGCTCTTGCCGCGATTGCGCGTCTCGGTGGCGGGTTTGGGCCGCACCTCCAGCCCGGCCGCCACGGCGGCACGAGTGAGCACGCCATCCTTGGCCTGCATCTCGGCCGGCACACTCACCGTAGCCGCGGCGCGGTCGGTGGTGTAGATCTTGACCTTGGCGCCCTGGCCGATCTGGTCGGCAATCTGGCCTGCCAGATCCTTGATCGCAGCAGCGGAAAGCTCCTTGAGCACTTCGGCGCCGCCGTCGCGGTCGAGTTCGAACGCCATCAGCCTTGCCCCCGGGAGCACAGCACCTCCAGGCCACCACGCCCCGAGAGCATCCAGTCGTTGACGATGATCGGATAGCGCTTGCCGCGCACCGTCAGCTCGTCGCTGTTGATCAGGTCGGTACCGGGGTTGAAGTAGACCGTGCACGCGATGTCTTCGCCGCTGCGCGCCCGCTCTTGGCGGTGTCCCTGCCCGGTCTGCGAGCCGCTGCCGGGTGCCACGGCGATAGCCGTCAGGGCGGTGTCGGTTGCCTGGGTCAGCTGACCGTTCTCGTCGCGGCCGGCGCCGCGGTGGCGGATCACCTGCTCGCTCACGCCGGACTCTCCAGGCGGTATTGCTCCAGGATCGCCAGCTCCGTAGCGGAGAATGCCGACCTTGAAACGGTTTTCTGCTCGGCCCAGCGGAATGGCCCCACCGCTATCGGATCGCCGCCTGTCGGGGCTTTCGACATGCGATCAATGAATGAGAGCACCGCCGCATTGAACGCGTCCGCGTCCTCAATGCCGTGGTCCATGGTCACGGTGATCGCGCCGTAATGCGGCGACCAAAAGCCACCGCTCTTCTTGCGTACTAGCCCGCGCTTGGACACGTACAGGCCCGAAACATCCAGCGTCTTACCGTCTTCGGTGACCTCAGTCAGTGTGACGAGTCTGAGGGTGGGAAGGGCCAGCAGGCGCCCGCCGGGCCCGTCCAACTCGACCTCGTGCCCGGTCTTAACCGGGGTGACGTGCCAGCCGCAGAACTGCCGCACCGTGGCCAGTCCTGCGGCCAGCAGCCGCTCGGTCTCAGCGTCCGTCTTGTCGAGCCGCTTTCGCGTGTACTGCTCGACATCGGCGGGTGTGAGTTCGGGCATCGAACCTACGCGCTCGGCGCGGGCGATCCGGCGCCCTCATTCTGCGGCGGCGTCGTCTTGCTCTCGGGGTTGGCCCCCTTGCTCGCCGCGCGCTTGGACTTCGCGCTGACGGGCTTGACGCGATCGCCGTACGCCTCGGCGTCTTCGTCGGACAGCTGCACGGTCGTCTCGCCGTGCCGCGTGGTCAGTGTGTATTCCTTCATCACTTTCTCCTTCGGATGATCATTGATGATTCGGGAAACTGTTGCGGCGCCGCGATATGTAATCCACGGCGCCGCACCGGTTATCAGAGAAGCGGACTAGGGGGTCCAGTCCAGGGCGACCTTGCAGAATCCCAGCGGCTTGCGAACCGCCAGTGCGCGACGCACCTCGGCACGGATCGTCACCAGGTTGCTGGTGAAATTCGAAGCGTGCTGGGTTGCCGACTCGACGCGGACGCCGCCCTTGCGGTAGGCCGTCGCCGCCAGCTTCCACGAACCGACCGCCACAGTGCCCTCGGCGATGGCCGGCGTGACGACGGTCTTCTGTGCCCACAGCGGAGGCTGCAGCACCAGGCCGTCGTTGGCGTACTGCCCGGCGAACGGGCCGCCACCGTAGTACTGCTGGTTGCCGTCCTTGGTAAGACGGAAACGCTGGTAGTCGTTCGGGTGAATCACCAGACCATCCACCGGCAGCTGCGCGTTGGTTTCGACCTTCGTCATGGCGCGGAACACCGCGTCGAAGTTGTCGCCGGGCCCGGCCGATGCCTCGGTCTGCAGACCCGAGCGGTTCAGCACGCCGAGCAGGTTCTGACCGGTGCCGTCACCGTTGAGTAGCTGCTGCTCCTGGATGTAGGCAAGCTCATAGAGCAACCGGGTGTCGATTTCCGTCTTCAGGAAATCGGCGTCTTCCAGGAACTCGTCGGTGAGCGTGATGAAGCCGGCGATCTTCTTGAGCGCGTCGGTCTTCTGCGTGGGGTTCACGAAGTGCATCTGCGGCTTCGCTCCACCCTCGGCCACGGTTGCGAATCCGCCCTCGAGCGCACCTTCCACCAGGTAGCTGATGGCGTTGCCGGAGATCGGGCCCTGCGCCAGCAGGTCGTCGATCGTGAGGCGAACACGCGGTGCCTGCACGACGGTCCGGTCGAAATCCGTCAGATACGGCATGCCGTCCGTCCAGCCGCCCACCACGTGGTTGTCGGTGGCCGCTTTCGAGGCAATGAACTCGGGCGCACCGACGGTGACGTTGGACTGGCCCTTCTTTTCGAGCATTCCCGCGTGCGCGTGCTTGACGAAGTGCTCGCCGAGGGACTTCGCCGCGCGCCCTTCGCCGGATGACTGAACGTCGCCCGGGATCTCGCCGGCCATCCGGTCGAGCGCGGCCAGCGTCGCGGCCGACTTCTCGCCGGCGGCGATGTCGGACTTGAGCTGGTCGATCTCGCCCATCTTGCCGTCGAGGTCGGTCTGCTCTTCCGGTGTCAGTGCCCGGTTCTCGCTCTTGGCCTTCTCGGCCACCTCGCGCGCCGCCTTGATCAGCGCTGCGAGCTTTTCCTTGGGATTCATCCCATTTGCCCCTTTCAGGCTTCGTTGATTGCTAACAGCGCCAGGTAGACGGACGGGTCCGGCGTGGCCACATCCGGCGAAGCCTTCGGCTCCCCGGCGGGCGGTTCCTCACCGCTGGTCTGGTCCTGGTCTTCTTCGTCTGCCGAACCCTCTTCCGGCAGCACACTTTTGAGCGCGGTCACGATCTCTTCGGCCTGAGCAAGCGCACCGCGCAGCGCCTGTCCGTTCTTGGCCGACAGCACGCGCCCGGCCTTGGCCGCCATGGCACTGGTGGCCGCCTTGACCGCCAGGATCTCGGTCTCCTGATTGGCCCCGATCGGCACGATGGACACCTCGTAGAGTTCGAGTTCACGCAGCTCGTAGTAGGCATCCCGCCAGGTCTTGTCCTCGCCCTCTGGCTGGATATACGCCCCGTCGACGACGCGATAGGCGAATGACATCTGATTGACCCGGCCCGACTTGAGTAGCCGATAGGTCTGCGCCGACTTGGGCGATTCCATGTCGAGCCGACCATGAACCTTGAGCCCGCGGTCATCCTCGGTGGCCTCGATGATCTCGCCGAGATTGAAATCGGGGTCGGCGGTGTTGTGGCCCCATAGCAGCGGGATCGGGACACCCTTGGCCTTCCATTCGGCCAGCGTGTTCGTGAACGCGCCTGGCTGCACCACATCGCCGTAGCTGTCCTTGTTGCCGAAAACACTGGCATATCCGATGAATTCGCCCTCTTCTAGACCGTCGGTCTTGAACTTCACGACCACGGCCTTGGTGCCGGCGTCGGCGTGCGGGCCGAGCTTCGCGGCGAGCTCGTCAGAAGTGGACATGCAGATCGTGTCCGTTGGTGTGGCGGCCATTGCTCTTATCTCCCTCGGTCGGGTCGGTTGGCTCGTTGCCTGCGGGTACCGGGTTCTGATCACCGTTGGCGGTGACGTTCAGCGGGACGATCAGCTCGTCGCCGCCGTCGATGCGCGGCATGTTCAGTCGTGCGCGCCCTTCGTTGCGCGTCATGTACGGGCCACCGATGGCCTTCTGCAACATGTCGCCCTGTTCTTCAAACGAGCCGGCCAGCTTCGTCTGTAGATTGAACTCGCAGTACACGTTTCGTGGGTCGGCCAGCTTCGGCACCAGCTTCTTGTTGATGCGCTGCACCGTCCGCTCGATCTCGGGACCGAGGTTGTCTCCGTACAGCGCCTTGCGAAACTCGCGCACGTTCGCGTAGTTCGCGTTGTCGAGAATGCCCACCATCGTGGGGTTGACGAAATAGACCTGCGCGCAGGTTTCCAGTGAGAGTTTCACGCCCTCGGCCCACTGGTTTTCCTTGGCGTTGAACGCGATTGCCTTGAGTTCCATGCCGTCCTCAAGCAGCGGCGTCCCTCCGGCGTTGGATGCGTTGTCACCGGCGTACGAGTTCTTCCACTGCTCAATGAATCGACTGCGGGGCGAAGTACCGTCGGGGCCCGCATCCTTCCAGCTCGGCGCCGTCGCGGGGCGCGTCAGATACGAGCCGACCCGGCCGCCGCGCTTCCACATCTGGTCACGGAACACCTGGCCATGAATCTGTTCGGCCAGAATCGCTTTCAGCGAATGAACCGGCGAAACACCAGACCTCGGGTCGACCGGGTTCCAGCCGCGGAACACGATCATGTCCGAGGCGTCGATCTCGGTCCACTGCCCAGATGTCCCCGGGATCGCCACCTTGTACTTGGCGACGTTGAATGCCGTCTGCCCGACGGTGCCGATGACCCATGTCGTCGGGATGTGCCGGATAACCCAACCGGTCGGTGCGTTGTTGTCGCGGCCGACGTACCAATACGTTTCGTCGTAGAGCATCCTCGAGGCAACGGTGGCCTCGATCAGCTCGAACTGAGTCATATCGTCGTTGGGATCGCGTAGCAGCTCGGCGAGCGGGCTGTCACGGACTCGGTTGCGTCCGTCCTCGGCGTCGCGCTCGAAGACGTGGATGCCCAGTTGTGCGATGTTGCGTGAGACGAATCCGACCAGGGTGCGCAAGTGCGGCTGCTCGCGCCACAGCTTCTCGACGGGCTGGTGCATGATGCTGGTCAAGTACTCGTCCAAGCTCATGCCCTCGGGAATCAGCTCGTACGTCGGCCGCGCTGGCATGCTTGGAATCTGAGAAGGCTTGGGCGCGAACCCGAGCCATGAGGCTAGACCCACCGGTCAGCCTCACAGTGCGACAAAGTCGTTGTCTGCATATGCACTCCTCGTCTCGGATTCCTTGGCGGCCAGCGCCCGCGAAAGCGCCATGATCAGCCCCACCACGCCGTCGATCTTGTCGCCGGCATTGGCCTTATCCGGCTTCACATTTCCCGCGGGGTCCATGGCTACCGCGAAGTTGTCAATCTCCCAGCGCAACAGCGGATTGCCGCCGTGACGGATCATCGGCTTGATTGGTAAACCGTTCTCGTCGGTGCGGGCGCCGATGCGGATCAACCGCTGTAGATCCTTGGTCGGCGCGCTCATCGAGGCGAAGCCCTGGCCCATGGTGAGCATGGGGGCGCCGTCGCTGGTCAGGTTGTTGATCAGCTGGTTGGCGTTCCAGCGGTCGTAGGCGCATTCCTGCACCAGGAACTCGTCACGGTCCCGGCTGATCTGCGCCTCGATGAAGTCGTAATCGGTGACGTTGCCCGGGGTAGTCGTCAGCCAGCCCTGTTTGACCCACGTCGATGCCGCGTTCGCGGTGCGCTCATCGAGCGCCGGAATGGAATCCTCTGGCGCCCAATGCCGGGCCAGTACCTCGAAAGCGCCGTCCTCGGTGGGGAACACCCACACCAGCGCCGTCAGGTCCGATGTCGAGCCCAAGTCCAGCCCGCCGTAGCACTGGCGGCCGGCCAGCCGGGAAAGGTCCACGATCGAGGCGTTGGCGTCCCAGTCCTCGACCTCGAAATACCGGGTCTCCTGCTTGGTCCGAACACCCAAGTGCAGCCGCAGAAACCGCGCCAGCTCAGCAGGCGAGTCCTTGGCCTTCTCCGCAGCCTCGAGCATGTACCGCTTCGTCGGGCTAATTCCGTAGCCGGGATTGGACTTGCGCCAGGTAGATTCGGCGAACGGATCGTCGCCCTTGATCAGCTTGCCCTTGTCGTATTCGGGCTTCTCGGCGGCGAACACTACCCCGTAGGTACTCGGGCGCTTGAGCACCCCGCGCGCCAAGTTCTCGACCAGCTGGCGCTTCTCGTCGTACGGCGTGTGCCGCTTACCTGCGTCCGCGGTCGTGATGTAGATGATGAGCGGCTGCTCACGCGAGCCCGTGCCGGTCTCCAGCGCCTCGATCAGCGCCATGTCCTTGTGTAGGTGCAACTCATCGACGATCGCGCCGTGAATGTCCGCGCCGTGCTGCGCGTCGCCCGCGTTGGCGATCGGCTGAAAGTAGCTTCCGCTGGCCGCGTGGGTGATCCGGTGCTTGAGCGCCCGCAAGTATCGTTTCAGCCCTGGCGACTTGTTGACGATCTGACGGATTGGCTCGAAGACGAACCCGGCCTGTTCCTTGGTCGTCGCCGCGGCGACCACCTGCGCGCCCTGCTCTCCATCAGCTGCCGTCAGGTAGATACCCCACCCGGACGCCGTAGTGCTCTTGCCGTTCTTACGCGGCATCTCGAAGTACGCGATCGTGATGATGCGCACCCAATCGCCCGAGTCCACAGAGCGATGCACCCAGCCAGCAACCGGGGCGATCAGATACGCCACCTGCCACACGTCAGGATCGAAGCGCTGACCAGCGAATCTACCCTTGGTGTGCCGCAACTGCCGGAACGCAGCAACTACCTTGTCGGCGCGCTCAGGATCGAACCGCGCCCCCGGAACCTCCCGGGGCTCCGGTGTCTTGATCAGTGGCGGGCAGTCAGGGACCGGATAGCCGCGTGACTCGAGATACCACGCCACCTCGGGGCTGAGCTTGAGCGCATCGAGATCAGCGTCAGCCCAAGGGCTATCAGTCGTCGTCGGCTGCACCCGCGAACGGGTTCGCCTCGAACTCGCCACGATCGTCGTCTCGCTTGGACACGTTGCGCTCAGCGGCCGGCGTCAAACCGAAGTGGTTGGCGAATTGCAGCAACCGCGACGACGCCTGCTCGGCCACCGCCACCGCGGGGTTCTTCGTCCACCACACCGACGTGCTGCCGTCCTTGCGGGTCGACTCGTTGCGCACCGTGATCCCGTTGGCGTTCACATCCCTGGTCGCCGCGACGAACCGCGCCCACGTCTCGCAGTACGCGGCCAACGTCGCGCGGTCCTCCGGTTTGATCAGGTCAAGACGCACCAGACCAGGGGCAACGCGCTTCCACTCGGCCTTTGCCTCAGCAGAGAGCCAGGTTGGCGGATTCGGGGCCAGGCGCTTGAATGCCGGGGGCTGCGCAACCGGCCGACCTGCACTGTCCTGGCCCTCACCGCGACCATTGAGCAAGAGCAGTTTCGCTGGCTGCTGCGCGGGCATCACTCACCACCTATTTGCTGTACAGGGAGGCCATTTGCTGGCGCGCCATGGGGTTTATGCATAATTACCCCCCCTTGCATGAATGTTGTGCAGAAAAATCTTCGCCTACCGCGGCGAGTCGCATACGTGCTGGTCAGAGCGATATTCACCCCTATACCCACTCTGACCTGCGGATATGCATCCAAGGGGACTATTCGCCATGCATAAACCTCTGAATATTTATGCACGCCTCGTTGCGTACGAGTTTGCTGTCCGTAGACGGTGTTTGCCACGCAGCGCGTCGGCGTTGGTCTTGGCCTTGTGGTGGTCCTCGCACAGGGACATGAAGTTGCGCGGGTCGTACTTGGCGCCGCCCTCAGCCAGCGGCGTCACGTGGTCTACGTCGTCGGCCAGCCGCGGACAGCCTGGGCGTTCGCACAGCGGGTGCGTGGCCAGGTAGGCATCACGCACGCCTTGCCAGCGTCGGTCATTGCCGCTGTCGTGGGTGGAGCCTTCCCATGCTGGACGGCACGAGCAGGGTCGGCCCTTCGGTGCGGGCTTGTGGCAGCGAGCGCACACGCGCGGTGGTGCACTGGGCATTGGGTCGCCTCCCTGGATACGACAAAACCCCAGCTAGGCCGGGGTTTTTTGGGCAGGGTTTACTTGCGACAGTTCCAATCGTCGCAGGTCAGGACGTGTTGCGCAAGTAACGTAAGGGGCAGGCGTGGCGTGTGACATTCGGCCGAATATCTTTCGCGCCTATGTCACACCCTCGCGCTGCGATTCCTCGCGGCCGGATCCGGGTCCGTTCAGGATCTCGCACCCGTCGCTGAGCTTGGGCGCGTAGATGCTCTTGCCACAGTGGCACGTCCACATGTGGTGACGGATACCGCATGCGCACGGTAGGCAGCGCTGCGTCCATCCGGGCTCGTCAACGCTGTGCCAATCCGGGCAGTACGTCGGGCCGACTCGGGTCCAACCTTTGCCGTTGGGCACGAGGTCACCGATGTACGCGTTGGGGAACCGATCGCGCGGCGGGCGGGCCATGCGCTGGTTGTACTACTGGCCACCGACAGCGGTAGCGCCAGCCTGAATACCGTTCAGGTAGACCCACGCCGAGCCGAAGTCGTAAGGCCCGCATGACGACGATGTGAGCCCGTATCGCATGCCGATTGAGTAATACCCTCGCTGCGGGATTCCACCGCTCCAGTACCGAGCCTTGCCGACTGTGAGGGTCAGGCCGGTCTCGCCGCTCACCAAGGCCGCCAACCATTGCAGCTTCTCCAGGTCGGACCAAGACTGATTCAGCTCGGGCACGGGCGCACACTCCCACCGTCGCCGCTGGGGGCCATGGTGACTTTCATTCCTTGCTCCTCACTCACGCTATTGCTTCGTGTTCCGACTCGGCGGGCTCTGATTGCCCGTACGTGCGGGATGCGTGCCGATACGCCTCGCGTTCGGCCTGTTCCGGTTTCGGTGCCGCGTGGTCCGCTTCCGACCCGTCTTGATCCGGTTCCGAGGTGGCCTGTTCCGCCTCGATACGTCCTGCCTTGAGTTCCGCGGCGCGCAGCTGGCGTACGGCGCGCAGGCTGAACACCCGCGGATCTCCGCGCATGATGTAGTGCTCGACGAACACTCCCTTGTGCAGCCAGCCGACGGGAGCCAACTTGCGCTGTCGGAGCCATCGGTAGAGCTGGCGCTCGGAGACGGGTTCCTCGATGTCCTTGAGCCGCTTGAGCAGGATCCGCTCGGTGAGTCGGTCGCCCTCGCGCCATGCGCGTTGACGGTTGCGCTGTACGTCGACCGGTTGCTTGCACGCCGGGCAGGTCACGCTGCGCTCGTCGGTGGCCGCGTAGAGGAACTTGCCGCATTCGATGGGCTTGCCGGTGCGCGAGTACGCCTTGATGGTGGGGCAGGGGCCGGCGAAATGGCGGTCTGGCCGGTTGATCATGCGCAGGGCATTGGCGCGCAGGTCGGCCATTTCCTTGAAGCACCGCATGGCGCCGGGGTCGGCGGCGATGGCGTGCACGTGCTCGGCGAGCCATTCGGCGGCGTCGGCCGCGGTGGGCTGGTACCGCTTCGGTAGGCGCCGCCAGCGTTCATCGGGTAGCGGTCCGATGAAGTCGAGCGGGACGACGCGCACCGGCTCGAATTCGATGCGTCGGGTCTCGCACAGGTCGCGTACCCATGTGGTGACGGCGTTGCGCGTTTGGTCGCCGATGGTGTTCGGGTTGCCCTGCGAATCGAACCGAATCGGGCTGGGTTCCTCGCTGGACTGACCGACCGATCCGGTGGTGAGCACGTCTTGGCCGGTGAGTGTGATCTCCAGTTCGCCTATCAGCCAGGCGATCTCGGTGAGGTGTTCCTGTAGTTGGTCGATGCAGTCGTTGCACAGGAATAGATCGCACTTCTGGGAGCACTTGCGGCACTTGGTCACTCGATCTCTCCAGTGATCCAGTCATAGAACTGCTGTGCGGTGGCGAGTACGTCGTTGGCAGCGCCTTCACGATCAAATATCGCCATCGCGTCGCCGGTGTCGCAATGCAGCAGCGTGGCGGAATACAGCGCCCGCTCGCGTAGGTCGCGGCGGTGCTTACGGTCTTCGTCAACGATGTCGTTGAACCACCGCCCCGGATTCACTTCGGCCATGCCGCTGCCTCCAATCCCGCGTAGTGCCGTGGTTTCACCGTGAACGGCATTGCTTCGCCGAGCCGGAAAGCGCCCATGAGCGCGAGCACCGCGGCGTCGGCAATGTCGTGGTTGAGCACCTTGACGCGGGGCCCGAACCACTCGCGGACGGTGAGCAGAACCTCGCCCTTCTCGGCTCTGCCGCTGCCCGTTGCCCACTTGGCGCGGGTCTGCGGGGGAACTACCGCAACGGGAACCTTTTTGGCGTCCAGCGCGCCGTACAGCCCGTGCCATAGCCCGCTGCGGTCGAACGTCGAGGGCAGGAATTGGCCATAGGCCGGCCCCTCGATGACAGCCAGATCCGGCGGGCCGTCGCGCAGCGCCCATTCGATCACCGCTCGGCACACGGCGCGCACACGCCGGCTGCGGGTTGCGTACGAATCGCCGTCGTGGCCGCCGTAGCCGATCGAGTGCAGTGCGGCGGGCGCACCGTCGCGCAGTACGGCCAGTCCGGTGCTGCGCAGGCTCGGGTCGATACCGAGGACGATGGTCATGAGGGGTCGCCCTCGGTATCGGGGTCCTCGATGTCCACCTTTCCGACCAGAAGCGTGACCGTGAGCCGGTTGACACCACCAGCCTCGCCGGGCGTGACAGTGATACTGCGTTCGTCGATAAAAGCTGGCAGCAGTTTGCCGTCGAAATACAGCGTGCCGAGTCGATCGATCTTCACGGCGGGCAGTTCATTGGTCATTGGGCGTTCCTCGCTGATTCGATTGCGGGTCGGTCGATTTCGGCGTCTACGGTCTCGTGCATAGGCGGGTCGATGCACAGGAACGCGACAGGCTGTGGTGGGTCGCAGTTGCGGTACCGATCGGCATGCCAGGTGGTCGGCCAGCATTGTGGCTGCGATGCGTACGGCCGCTCGCGGCAGTACGCCACGGCGCGGACCTCGCCCACCTCGTAATCGCCAGGTGGCTCGTCGGTCATCTGCATGACGACCGGCGTGCTGGGGTCGAACTTCGCGAGCTGTGCGATGAGCTGCCCGACGTTCACCGCGCATCGACCTTGGCGCCGCGGTTCCAGCACGGGGCGATCTGGTCGCGGCCGTCAGGCGTCTTGCACCAGCTGCCCGGTTCGACGTGGCAGTGCTCGCACGGGTAGTCGATCTTGTCGGCGTAGGCGGCGACCACGGGGCCGCGCGACGCGCTCGGGCGGGGGCGCCGGGGTATGTACGGGCGGGGGTGCTCGCTCATTCCGTGGCCTGCATTTCCTCGGGGGTGACGTAGCGCCATGGTCCATAGGTGACCGTGCGCGTGATGATCAGGGCGCCCTCGCGGTAGTTGGACACTTCCTCGATCGCGCTCGCGAGTTCGTCGGTGTGGAACCGTGCGCAGTCGTGCGGGCTCGGCTCGATGGCGTACTGGGTCTCAGTAGTGGGCATCCCCTGATCGCCGCCGATGCACCAGCCCCAGTCGGCAGGCCACCGGGCATACAGGTTTTCGTGGTGTCCCTTGTGTCCACTGGGCAGGCTGCACTCCCCGTCGGGGTGGCTACTGCCGCAGTAGTCGGCGTCGAATGCGATGTCGAGGTCACTCACTGGATAGCTCCAAACGTGCTCGCGAATTGGGTGATCTCGCGGCGGTGGTCGACGAGCCCAGGTCGCGCGTCGAGCCGGTCCTCGCGCGCTTCGCGCTGCTCACTGGACTCGCGTTCGGTGCGCTCGCGCCGGATGGCCCGGGCGGCGTCGGTGATGTCCTTGGGCAGTGGCCGATAGCCCGATCCGTGCTCGCTGTAGACCTTCGTGACGGCCTTGGTCAGGTCGTCGAGATCGAGCCCGTACAGCTCGAATTGCTCAGCCCATGCAAGGCAGGTTTCCTTGGTCGGAGCGGTCAGATACGGGTCGTAGGCGGCGCATTTCGTGAGCACCAGCGCGGCGATCTGGGGGTAGTTCCGGGTGGTCATCATGCCTCCAATGCGGGTTGTTCGGGCTGGTTGGCGAATTCGCGTGCGAGGTCGAGACCGATGCCGACCTTGCGCGCGGCGGGCGGCGCCTGGGCGTGCTCAGACGTGTTGCGGTTGGGCTGATTTCGGCCGTTGATCAGCTCGGATACCAAGCTGGGCAGGGTCTTCGGGTGCAGGCCCTTGGTGGTCCAGAGCGCGAGCGCCGCGCCGACCAGCTCCTCGGACTGGCCGTCCTTGAGCAGCGCGGATGCCTGTAGGCGCAGTTCGGTTCGGACGGCTGCAGGGTGCTTGGCGGGGATGTGCTCGCTGACAAGCCGATTGGCTGCTGGCGTGACGGGTGCGCTGCGCGGCTCGCGCTCGGTCGAGTCGGGACTAACGCTCTTAGGTTCCCCAGAGTTCTTTGGGTATTGGGTATTGGGTATATACCCGGGACTCTCGCGGGAGTCCCCTCGGGTGTCCCCGATGTTGTCCCCCCGTTTGTCCCCGGGGGACACGCGGTGAACCGAGCCGCGTTGGTTGGCCTTCTTGTCACGCCACTTCGCGCGGTCAGCTTCGACCTTCTCGTAGCTGTCCTGGCGCCACTCGTGGAATGTGTAGCCCTTCTGCCCTTGGTATTCCGGACGATCGCCCTCGTACTCGCCTCGGCGCCACAGCTGGGCACCGATGAGCGCCTTGGCCTTGACCGCGCCTTGGGGCTGTTGCTTGACCCACCACTCGGGCACGAACCCGTCTGTGCCGTAGGCCATCGACCAGCATCCGGCGCGGTTCCACATGCCCCAGGCCGCATCCCCGGCCATGATTGCCTTGGGGTGCGAGTGCGAGTCGTCGCTGACCCTGAAATGCGGCATTACGCCCGTACCTCCGATTTGGTTGTCTGGTTGGCGATTTCGAGCAAGACATCCCCATGGCACGGCTGATCCAGCGGGCAGTAGCAAGCGAGGTCGCGACCGGCAAGCTCGGCGCGGATCTCATCGGGCGTAGGCACGTGCGGCTGTCCGGCGAGCGGGTAGAGCACGGCGTGCCGGTACTTCGTGGTCGCGTCAGCACGGTCGTCCGCGATGTAGTCAGGGCACGCCAGCAGTTCGGGGCCGCAGCTTGGGTTGTGGACGTGTACCACCCAGGGGTTACCCCACCGACTCGGCCGGGACACCACAACCGCGCCCTTAGGCTTCCGCCACCCCGCGGTCCGCCTGCGCTGGATGCGTTCAGGCACGACGACGCCACCCCCTGATTCCGGCGACGATGAGCGACCATCCGACGCGGACTGCCTCGGTGTACGTCAGTAGGAAATACGTAGTGCTCGTGGTGATTTCCACCCGATCATCCCCGGTGTCATTGAGTACCCGCATCTGGTGACCGGACTTGAGCAGGTAGTGGTCGGCAGTTGTGCGACCCGCGCATGGCGGGCCGTCGCACTCGGTGAGGACTGTTCTCATCGGGCCACCGTCTCGGGGTATTGGTCCCAGGTGCGCCCGTCCAGCTCGCGTCCGGCGCGCTTCTTGCCCACGCGGTCGACGAAGTCACATGGCGTCCAAGGCGGCGCTGCGGAACCGTCGGGGAGCAGTGCGCGCCGCTGGTACTTGAGCCGCTTGCCGTTGGCGACGGGCTCATTCTGGCTTAGGTCTGGCGACCACTCGCCCCACTGCTTGAACAGAAACGGCACCCCGGCATCCACGCACTGATCGCGCATCGAGCGCGCCCAGTCGGGATGCATCGGCCTTGCACCCGGGCCGGATTCACCGCCGACGATCACCCAGTCCAGATGCCCGATCCAGAACACTGAGTCTTTCCCGATCGGGTCACCATGTAGGTCGATCGGCCCGAGAAGCGGCTCGGCACTGACGAACCGCACAGCGGCCGGGGTGTCCAGCAGCGCGGGGATGCGGAGGTCGGCGCGCTTCTGATCCTCGGCGCTCACGCCCAACCAGACGTTGCGCAACGGCCAACGGATCGCCCGGTGGCCGAGGGGGCTTCGGTCGTATGAGATCGACTCCCTATCGACCGTGGCAACGAACTCGGACGATGACAGAAGTGATTTCATTCGCCCATGCCGCTTGGTGAGCAACTGGAACGTGTGCTGTGGAGCCAAGGCCATGACGGCGAACACGCGGGCTATGTACTCGTCAGGCACCTTGTTGTGGAACAGGTCTGACATCGAGTTGACGAACACCTTGCGCGGCTTGGTCCAGCGCAAAGGCAACGCGAGCTTGTCGGGACGCAGCTGCACATCGAATCCGGTCTCGAAATAGTGCCCCCGCGTGCCGCGCCAACGCTCGGCGAACGTCTCGGCGTAGCAGTGATCGCAGCCGGGAGACACCTTGTCACAACCGGTTACCGGATTCCATGTGGCATCAGTCCATTCGATGCCGGTCTTGTCGCCCATCACTCACCCCTTCTGAATTTCGTATGGCACTTCTCGCACCGCGGCCGACCGGCACTGTGCGGCTCGGTCTTGCAGTCCACGCACAGGCCGGCCTGGTATGCCTTGGTGCTCTCGGGGGTGCGGCTCATGCGCCCGCCCCTAACCCGAATAGCCCTTGCTGCACCGGCTTGCGTAGCCGGGACACGATCAACGGCAGGTACTCGGCCTCACGTTCAATCGCGATGCAACGCCGGTCCTCGAGGATGCACGCCTCGGCAGTCGTGCCCGATCCGGCGAACGGTTCCAGCACCACCGCGCCGACCGGGGTCACGAGCCGCACCAACCAGCGCATCAGGTCCAGCGGCTTGACGGTCGGGTGCTGCACACCATCGGCGTTGGGCCGTTCCGATGTTGGCGCCTTGGCCTCGTAGCGGAACACGGGGAAGAAACGGGAAGCTCCACCCTCGTCGGCATACTCGGCGCCCGTAGCGGTCATTCCCCATCCCGCGCCGGATGCGGCGCCTCTCGGCTTGCCTACGCGGCTGGTGGACGTGCCGCTCTGTCGGTCGAGTACTTCGGCCTGATGCTTATCAAGGACGACGTTGGTCGGCCAACGGCCCAATTCTTCGGATCTGGCCACCGATGCACGACTTCGCTCGGCGTTCGCCGCCACCATGTCGGGGTCGTCCATCCAGGGCCGGTGCCAGCCGTCTTTCATCTGCTGGCCGCGCGTCGTTGAGCCGCCGCCGAGTTTGTCCCCAGTGGGTATCCGACAGGCATCGATGTTCAGCGCCCCGGTTCCGTACTCGAGTACGTTCGCGGCCACAGTGCCCGCCAACGGCTTCCGCGCGACCACGATCGGCTCAAACGACGGCTTGAGCGCAGTACCCCAACCCTGCCACCGCTTGGCGGCGACGGTCGCCGGGGCCGTGAGAGGCAGCTCGCTATCGGTACCAAGCGAGCCGAGCATCGAACCCGACACCGCCGAGCCACCACCGTGCCGATGATGAGTGCCAACAACCTCACGCTCAGCGCCTGCTGCCTTGTCGATGGCCTTGGACACATCCAGCGACTTCGGAAACCCTGAGCCGTACAGCCAGGCGATGCTGTCGCGGATCTCGAAACCGGCGTCCTCGATTGCGGCGGCCAGCCGATGCCAGGTCCGCGAGCCACCGAACGCCAGCAGGTGGCCACCGGGCTTGAGGATGCGGAGGCATTGCGCCCACACCGCGGGATTGAATGCGATCCCCGAGGTATCCCAGGCGCGTCCCATGAAAGCGAGTTCGTAGGGCGGGTCCGTGATCACCGCGTCGACGCTGTTGTCCGGAAACATCCGCGCCGAGCTGTACCCCAGATTCCAGTCGTATCCGTAGTCGTCGGCGCGCAGCACGTCGAGGCAATCGCCGTGGTGCAGGGTGACCGAATCGTCTTGGTAGTAGGGCGTGATCATGCGTTAACTCCGAACAGCTCCAGCTGCCCGACCGGCCGGTCTTCCGTTGTGAACCCGAGCGCGCGGTCGAGCAAGTCGTCGGTCCAGTCCTCACAGCGCCAGAACTCGGCCTTGGCGTCGGCTTCCTGCTGCTCGGTTGGTGGGCAGACGCGATCGCCCATGTACGCGTACCCGCACGGATCGCTCCCGCAGTGGCAGAACTGGTGGCGACGTAGGTTATTGCGCTGTGCGGCGGTGGCGCACTCGCGCATCTCGGCGACAAGATCGACCGGCAGGGAGCGCGCGTACTTGTTCAGCTGCGCGGCGGTCACGGTGACGACGGGGATACCCCTCGATACGATCTTGCCGCGTCCGCACTCAAATCCCTTGAGGTGAGCCGGGTATCCATCGGCGGGCACGCGGGTGCCGCCGTAGCAGGACTGCATTAAACGGGTGACACCTGCGGGACCGATGAGGCAGTCGCGCATTTCCCACCCGCCGACCATCCGCAATAGCCAGCGTTGATCTTCGGTGAGCATCATGCAGGTGCCTTGGCTTTCTCACGTTCCTCGCGGGCCAGCTCATACAGCAGCGCAGATGGCTGGAAACCGTTGCGCCGGAGCTGTTCCGACATGGAGTTATAGGTGATGCCCATTTCGCGCGCAGCCGCATGGTCGGGTACGCCGATGTACACGTATTCGGACCATTTGAGTACGAACGGTTTTCCGGTCTCGGGAGGTAGTTCGGGGTCCATCCACATCACGTAGTCGCGGGTGGATGGGGCACAGGTTTGTTGGCCGCGAAGGATCTGGCGCAGAGTAGTGACGAGCTTTCCCGGGTGGCCGTTGGCGGCCGCGATGGCGTTGATGGTCCAGCCGATCGCCTGTAGCTTCTGCAGGTGCTCGCGCACGGGGGTGGCGTCGATGTAGCGACGGGAGATGGAGGGGGCGGTCATAGGGTCACATCCGCGTAGAAGTCGCGCAGCTTCACGAATGCTTTGGCGGTGGCCTCGGCGTCGCCGAGTGCCGAATGTGGGCAACGGTTCTCGACCTTGAGGGCGGCGAGTACGTCGGCCAGTCCCGGCAGCTCGGACGGGTCGCGCCCGAGTGCTGGGGCCGCGTAGGCGGCGAGGTCTGCCAGGCGGTGATGCCAAGGTGGTGGGCCACCGACCTCGCGGAGGACAATCGACGAATCGAATGTCGGGTTCGATCCGGCGAAAGTGTTGTCGCGCAGCATTGCCCCGAGTGCTTGCCACATATCGTCGGTCTCGTCGGGATTGAGCATTACGTCATACACACCGCGTTCGAAATAGCGGTTGATGGCGAAGGCCTGGGGCTCGATCGAGACCTTGGACAGGTCGATGTACGGCACGAATTCGAGTGTTTCTCCGGTGTCGACGTTGATGGCCGCAACCTCGATCGGCGCGCACTGCGG